AATCTGGTCTTCTGTCTTTTTTGGCTTTCCTGCCGTAAAATATCCAATCGGGATGTATTCTGTCAGCCCATCCACGTCCATACCAATCTGTAGAAGGAATTCATGGTTTTCAATTGCGCCGGCGCAATCCGGGATTGTTACGGTTACATACTGCGATATGACAGATCCCAGGGAAAAATCATCTTCTCCTTCAGAACCGCCCGTAAACTTGATGCTTTTTGCATCTGTAATACTGATATCGTCATATGTGATCAGACTCTTGAATGTTCGGGAATCCTGCTGTATCAGGTTTCCAAAGGCTTCTGTTGACTGATACATACAGGCACCTCCTTTACTCTGTCATGAATTCCAGAGCTGTCAGCTCTTCTATAGTCAGTGCATCATATCTGGGATCATCACATTTTTCCAGGATATCAACCGTAACTTTCTGGATCTCCACTTCTGTTTCGATCTTCAGAAGTTCTTCGATATCTCCGGCGTATCCTTCCTGATCCGGGATTACATAGCAGTCATCATTTACCAAATACTGCCCGTTTTCATCTTTCTGTGCATATCGGCTCAGTATATCCTCTCTTTCTGCAGAATAGGCTTCGGATGCTGGTCTAACTGCAGATACGTTCTTTTTTACTGCATATCCCAGTTTTACAGGAAGTTTCTTTATTTTCATTTCCGCATAAGTATTCAGGAATGAAAGGATCTGACTATTTCTGAGTTTCATCTGTCGGTTCCTCCTCTGTTGTATTGTCTGTCTGTTCCTCTGAAATAGAGTCCTGCATTTCCCATACGGTCTCCTGGAATGCTGCTACCTGCGCGCGGATTTCTTTTTTGTTCTTATTAAAGGCATCCTTGTCCTGAATGGACTGGGTGATTCTGTCGTTCCCGCCGTTTGTGGAGATCTCCGCAAAGAGGCTCATTGCGATCTTGTCGTCTACCTTAATTGTTCCATTTGCTGTTAAGTTCTTATTAATTGTCAGTTCTGCTGCCATATTTTGTTTCCTCCTATTTCTGAATCACACTTACTGAGGCGCTTTTATAATAAAATATTCCATCGCTCAGCCATCCCAGCTGTTCTTTAGCTAAAGTTCCCCTGTAAGATCTAATCGTCAAGTCAATACCATCGTCATGAAATGAAAAAGGGAAGTAGCCCGCAACCAGTACTTTCTTAATTATTGTAAGTTCTGATTCCGTAAGCACTCCCCACTTAATTGATATATTCTTTTTCTGTGCAATCACATCTCCGATCATCTCACCGGAAGCAGATCTTCCAGTATTTGATGACCAGATAATTTCGTCATTTACAGTTATCTCCGTAGGTGCAGGAAGCACGGTGTTTCCTGACCATAATATTCTTTTTGCCATCCGCACCTCCTTTAATAAATCAGCTCTGATCTTCCTTTTGCTTTTGTATTTTGATTCGTTTTTTCTATAAAATATTTTCTAAGAGCTTCCGGATCAATCCTTACCATCGGCAGTGTTTTGATTAAATCTATTAATTCCTGCATTAATTGTGCTGTATCACTGCCTGACAATTCAGCGGCAGCTCTTGCCATTTCCAGCATCTTGCCTTCTGGCGCTACAACTTCACCCTGGTGTTTGTTATCACCAATCATTGCCAACTGTGGCGTATTAGGTTTAAC